TTAGATGACGACGCAGACGGACGACCATCCTTAAAACGATCAACGATAAAAGAGCCTGTGTTCACATACCATGCCTCGCCGTCCTTGCGCTTATGCGTCGGCATGTAGGCAGGCCATGTATACTTAGGCGATCCGTCGAGGTGATTGCCACCCGTTGGCTTTTGTTTTACGACCAGCAGCGTCTCGCCTTCAGGCGCGAGACTGCACAGATAAGGTAATAAATTATTTTCCATATCTCCCCATAACCCCCGCTTCTACTTGCAATGGCAATCCATGCGCCCATTCGGGCGGCGTTATCATTATTTCTTCTAACCGCTGCTTTGCCTCCTCCGGCTGATCCGTCTCAAGAACGATCTCGTCGTGAACATGCAGGACAACATTAAAACCCTCATCATCAAGACGGCGAAGAGACGCACGCAAAAGATCGTGAGCTGTAGCCTGTGTAACATTCTCACACGCTAGACCCCGCCAGAGACGGGCGCGCGGCCACTCCTTGGCGTCAGCCGCAGGTTTCCAACTCGCCTTTGCATAAGTGATATTGTCGTCTTCAAAACGGGCAAAAGGGTAACAAAGAACGCGCCCGGACGGGAGAGAATACCAGAGATGTTGGCCGTCGAACAGATAAGATATACGGCCTGCGGAGAATATCTTACCTTTATTCCGCAAAGCTCGCGTGTATGCTGTCTCTAAAGATTCCCAAAATGGCACAGACCACGGATTAGCACGACGCCAGGCGTTGACCATCCGACGCGCCTCGTCTTCAGGCATTTGTAGACCATAAGCGCGGCCCATAGCCGCGAAGGCTCCAATGCCGCCGCCAAACCCGCAGGCCAGCTCCTGCACCTTGCCGACCTGTCTTTGATCTTTGTCAACTGCATCATATGAGACGTTGAACGTCGCTGATGCGTTTGTTTTGTAAACGTCGAGGCCAGACGCAAAGATTTTTAACTTGTCTTCGCCATTGCCAGACAGCCAAGGATTAACGCGACCTTCAATAGCTGACCAATCAGCGACAACAAATTGATTACCTGACTCTGGCATGAGCGACGGACGCAACATACCCTTAAGAACGTCCGTTATGCGCTTGCCATATTGCGGCACGATCTTATGCCCGCGCACCATAGCGGTGCGAACGGCTTCAGGATCATCAGCACATTTGCGAGTAAAGTTATGCACTTGAGCGCCGTATGATGACGCGCGACCTGTGGCGCTACCGCCAGCAAATACAAACGCGCCTCTGACACGGTGGTCCTCACAGCCAAGGTCAAAGAGACGCTTGAACTTTGCTACAGAAGAAGCCCATAGATCGTCAGCGCATTGTATAACTTCGGCCACGTCCGGCGGCACTTGTTCAGGATCTTCCATCGCCAGAAGATTTGCGCGCGTTGTTTTGTCAATCGAATACTTGCCCTCTCGCTCCATGAGCTTGAGCGCTTCTGGTCCGACGCGATCTTGGACCCATTGACGCATCTTAGGTGATCTGACCGATGTGATCTCACCGTTCGTTACCTCCTTGACAATACGCTCAATCTCTTGCAGCTCATCAGCAGCATAACGCATGGCGGCTTGACAAAGATAAGCATCAACCTTGACGCCACGGTCATTAATACGCTCGTTGACATGATAATCTAAAAGCTCTTCGTCTGTCAGCTCTCGCATCGCCTTTGAGACGGCGCGCATTGTGCGCACGTCCTGCTCGCAATATTCGATCAGTTCAGGTAATAACTCATCATTGTATGGCGGCACGCAACATTGACGCACAAGATAGTTGCCGCGATGATCTTTCTTCATGCCGGTATTGGCAAAACGGCCAACGTCTTCTAGCGAGCCTGGCGCACAGTTAGCCCGCGCTTGTGCAGCGGTGCAGTAGAACTGCTCTAATGGAATCTGATGCCCTAACACATGCCAGAAAATCAGACGCTCAAACGCAGCGTTATGCGCGCGAATCTGACCTGTTAAGACGGGCAACAGCTCACCCGGACGCCATGTCTTAACGTCGCCATCGTCGATGGCATATGACATACACAACACTTCTGTTGTGTCGTGACGGGCGTAGTTGTATACGCCCGCCGTTTTAAGGTCGCACTCGCTGCGTGTCTCGAAGTCGATCCAAATCATTTTTTCTTCTATGTGTTCGGCCAATAATGGCGCAGCGCGAAATATCTAATTGCTTTGCAATCCACCCATATGATTTGCGGCGGTCGCGCCAGTAATCGACATAAGCGTCCATCTCGACCGTCCAAATCAATATATGATTCTTGCGTTCAATCGGCGGGGCTATCAATTCTATCTCCTAGATACTCGCCATTAGGCCCGTTATAGATCGTGACATTACCGACCTTTGGCGCGGAGATCATATCGCTACCAACATAATAAAAATTTTCATGCGGGTAGGACAGCTCCGTAGCCACTGGTCCATTAGGGCCACTGAACACAGAGATCTGCTGCGCTGCTGCTGGCAACGTCATCAGCATAAGTGCTATAATATACCTCATGCGTTTACCCTCGTAACAGATGCTTGCCAGCGTGCTGACTCTGTAATCTTTGTCGGATCTTTAGCGTCTTGTGTTAAAAATGTCGTTACGATAGGACCAACGCCGAGCGCCATCCAGTAGCGCGCACCGGTTGCGGGCTTACCGTTCCAAGATTGTAGATAGCTAAAAACAATTACGTCTTGATATGTGACGTTTTTCACGAACATTGAATCAAGTCGTTGTTCGAATACAACGATCTGTTCACCTGAACTGGACGCAGGAGGCCAGCATTTAAAAAAATCAAACTGTGGTTTATTCTCATATGTAGATCCTAAATCTACAATCTCTCCCCAACCAATAGGTGGATTCATTACAACTTTCTTACCGCCAGGATAATCATCCCGCCATTCGGCAATGCCAAAACCTGTGCGGTATTGGTAATACCAACGATTTAGCCATGTGTTGTTTGAATCGTAGTTGTTATACAACATCGAATCAGAACCCTGATCATATGAAAAGACCGACGTAAATGACGGCGCGGATATGCAAGTGTAATCAAACCGACGCAGTTCATGCGTTTTGAAGATAGGCCAATAAGCAGGCACAAATATCTTGCTCATTTTTTGATACCCCTAATTGTTTGCTTGAGTTTTTTAATCTTCTTACGAAGGCGTTTAATTTCTTCGTAAATAACATCCAATGTTACTGGCTTGTCCGTCATCTAAACCCCCGGAAAAAATGGGGGCTTGCGCCCCCACTCCATTAGCTACGACGACGACGTCCTGTGTCAGGACTTGCGACCTTTTCTGACACGTCTTCTTCACCATCCATGCCAATAAACTCAACAATATCGAATGTCGGCGTATAAACGCGGCCATAGGATTTATGAGCATAATGGTCGCTACCGAGCTTGACGACGGCAACAGGCTTGGTTTGATCTTTATCAACTTGTTCAGCGATCTTAAGGGCCAACTGGTGCATAGAACGCTTACCGCCTACTGATGTGACGGCATACCGCGCTTCCATACCTTTGTCTTCGCCTGACAAGCACTTCAATGACATGCCAACTTGTGGTTGCCATCCAGCCTGTGCGCCAGCGGGCGGTGGATCAAGATCCGGCAAAGGCTCAGAGATATGGACCATCTTCTCAGCAAGAACTTCACCCGTTCCCCATGCAATGTAGCCATGCACAAAAGAATAAGGATTAATCGCCCATAGCGTTTCTTTCTCGACCTCGGTCTGATCCGCGCCGTAGACCCAATGACCTGTGCGATCCATTTTAAGAATCACGCTGCCGATAGGACCGACGTCAGCTTCAATAGACCGAAGCGCCTGTGAAAGAGATTGCGCTGATGGGAGATTAGCGCCACCGAACTTTACTAGCATTTTACTTTACCTCTAGTTTAGAGAAAGCGGCCCGCAAATGCTGACCGACTTGTAGCACTGCCGGACGCGGATCTGACTCCGGTGCGATAGTGTTACCCGATGAAATGGCGACGACATGATCTTTAGGCAGGTCGAGCTTATGCTTTTTAAGCAGCTTCTCTAGCTGCGCTGGCGACCGTAACTTCGTCTCCATTAATTCCGATATATCCAAGCCCATTTGCTCAAGAGACTCACGCGCCCCTTCTTCATTAACCCATTGCCTTGTGGCGCGCTTTGGGACGAGCTTGAATCCTGGGATGGCAATTCCGTTTTCAAGCGCTTGTTGTGCTTGTTCACGAACAGCTTTGATCCAATCTTCGAGACGGTCTGCAATAACCAGTGCATTGCCATAGCCCTCCGGTGATATGGTATTAAGCGCCGTTCTTAGCGCCCTGTCAGCCTCGCCTGTTAATACAGGACATATAGCCTTAGCAGCGCACCAGCGACAGTGATCGCCAGTTGCTAATGTCGGGTTAGGCGCGTGAGCGATAGCGACCGCGTTCTGTAACTCACGCTCGAAGTTCTTAATGCGACCGGGCGTAGTGATCCAACGCTTGACATACGGCGGCTGGACAATGACGCACTCGATCTCTGTGACGCCCTCAAACGCCCAGCGGGCTTCTTCAGTCCGCATAGCCGCAGCGGCATAAAACATAAGCTGATGGTTCTCGACAGCATCCACCGCCACCCCATCACCAAACTTCCAATCAAGAACAATTGCACGATTCCGAATACGACCAATGAGGTCACAGGAGCCAAATACATTTGCTAAAAATCCTCCAAAATGAACGCGGAGTTCTGTTACAAACTCTAACTGAGCGTCAGGGTCAATCTCAGCTAATGCTTCAAGAGCAGGGCGCAGCTTACGATCAATGAGATCATCGCCAAGACCAAAGTCATCCGTAGATGCACGATTAGAGAGTATCTGATGGATGGCTTCATGTAAAAGCGTGCCTTCTTCAGCGTATTTTGACGAGGGTCTTGGAGGAACCTGCTGGCATAATTTAACGCTGCCGGGACAATTAATGACACGCTTGGCGGTCGATCCGCCGACAATATCGCTATGTGACATAAAATCAATCCTCAAAATGATACGATATGGTCGGCGCTTTTTTATTGCGCCAGTCCCAGATAAACCACGCATGATTAAAAGATGGTGATGATTTGCTATCTTCAAACCATTGAATACGCTTAGTTAATACAAGTTTTTTCTTATACGCCTTATGATCGGCAAACAAATGTCGTCGTGATTTAGCGTGATCAAAATCAGTTCTTAACAGCATAGCAACAAAACCACTATCGTCCATAAAATCTAATGCGCGCTCTATAAATTCTGTTGCTTTCGTATAGGGTGGATTTGTTATAATAGCGTTTATACCCGAAGCGTCTAAATAGGTTTGGGCTAAGAAATCCGTCCCTGTTTGTATGTCAGACATATAGTCAGCGTTTAACACCCGCGCCATTTTGCCTGATCCGCACGCTGGTTCCCATATCAATGAATCTTTGGGTATGTAAGGCAATAATGCTCTTGTAACCCATTCAGGCGTTTCATATTGATCGAACGCAACGCGAATGTATCCACTGTCTCTTTGGCTCATTTTACTTTACCTTTCGATGATGTAATACTAGACTTTTCTTTACAGACATGTCAATACAATTCTTATGACAGATTTAGAAAAAGACATTGAACGCTACTTTGTTAAGTCAGTTCAATCACTTGGCGGGGTAGCCTTTAAATTTAATTCAATGTCTAATCGCGGCGTCGCGGATAGAATTGCATGTTTACCTAACGGCGAAACATGGTTTGTAGAGATAAAAAAAGACGGTGGCAAACTGTCGTCACTGCAAAAAATATTTGCCGCTGACATGGCAAAGCTAAATCAAAAATATGCGTGTCTATGGAATAGGGAGCAAATAGACCGATGGAGCTACGACCGTATCAACACGAAGCCGCCGACTTTCTCTACGCCCACGACAGAGCCATGATCCTAGCGCCGGTCGGCGCGGGTAAAACAGCGATAACGCTGACAGCAATGACTGAAATGCTTCGTAGCGGCTTTGTAGATCGCTGGCTTGTGTTAGCGCCCAAGCGCGTCTGCACTGACGTATGGAAACAAGAAGGCTTTAAATGGTGCCCGGAGTTTGAGATCGCTATAGCTGTCGGAACGCCAGCACAACGCAAAGCAGCAATGGACTCTGACGCAGATATTGTCGTTACAAATTACGATAATATCGCTTCGATCGCGGGCAACTTTGACGGCATTGTATTTGACGAGTTAACGCGGCTTAAAAATCCAAGCGGCAAACGCTTTAAAATTTTAGAAAAAATGCTTGACAAGTTTGATATTCGTTGGGGGTTAACAGGCTCTTTTACGTCAAACGGTCTTGAGGATGTATTTGGTCAATGCAAAGTGATCCATAAAGCGATCTTAGGACGGTCTAAGGGAGCGTTTATGCAACAATACTTTCGTTGTATTAACCGCGAGTATGGTCAATGGGAACCGCTGCCTCAGTCGCTTGATTACGTGATGAAGCAAATAAAACCTTGGACGTATGTGCTAGAGCCTGGCGAGTATAGAGATAAGTTACCGCCGCTGCATACTGTCAGAATGTCGGTTGATATGCCGGATAGAAAATCATATGAGACTATGAAAAAGGATTTTGTTCTTGAGCTTAGTCAAACGATCACCGCTGCGACCGCTGCTGCTGTCACGAATAAGTTACAACAGCTTGCGGGCGGGTTTGTCTACGGACCCAACGGTCCTGAATGGATCTCCTACCACAAATTTGATGTTTTGGGCGAAATTTTATCTGAAAATCAGCGAGACAATACGATCATCGTCTACAATTACAAAGAAGAGCTAGCCGAGATACAACGCCGATACCCGCAAATGCAAACTATAGATGCGCCTGACGCCGTCGAACGGTGGAATAAAGGCGAAATAGAAATCTTAGCTATACATCCCAAAAGCGCCGGGCATGGATTGAACCTACAGTTTGGCGGCAACAAGATTGTTTTTCTGTCAATGCCTTGGTCATTAGAATTATATGAACAAACAATCGGACGTTTGCATCGGTCAGGCCAGACCAAAGACGTATGGTGTTACGTTATCCTCTGTAATAAAACTATTGACGAACGCATATTTGCCAGTTTATATGACAAGAAATCTTTAGCGGAGTTAGCCCTAGATGAATTGGCGCGAAATTAACCAGGCCATCGCAGGCTTTACAGAACAAGAGGTATTGGACCTCTTGGAGGACGAGCGCCATAACGCTCGGCGGTCCACAATACTCATACGTCTACACCAGCGATATACAACGCTGCGGGCGACGCGAGAACGGACTGAATTGTTAAAGGGAATAGAAAATGAATCCACACGATCTATTAAAGCAAGCAAGTGATCTTATTGGAGAACGCGGCGCTGATTATGGGGGAATTGAAAATAACTTCCAGCTCATTGCAGATCTTGCTTCTTTGCGTCTCGGTCGTGATATACATCCTTATGAAGTGGCAGTCATAATGGTGTGCGTCAAAAACGCGCGTAACTTTGCTAACCCAACGCATACAGACAGCCGCCTAGACGCTATGAATTATGAGGCGTTTGCGACGATGTTTGCCAAAGATTATGAAGATCAAAAATCAAACGCTGGCGCTGATATTGACTATAAGCGCAAGCGAGATTTTAGGGCAGCAGTTGTCACTAAGCTGAATACTAAGCTTGACCTTTCACATTTGGAAACTGTGCAAGTTCCCCGGTCGGCAGAGTCTTAAAACTACGTCGCACAGCGGCTAACATTAAAATAGCTTCCTTGCGTAGATCGTCATCCTTAATATGCGCGGTATATGCAAGGAGTTTTGTAAACGAGTTACAACGCGCGGCTACCGGATCTAATTCAGCTTCTTCGATAATATCCGGGCCGTCATATAGATCTTCGTCGTCTTCCGTCATGATTTCTTCCTTTTTTTAGAAGCATCATATTCTCTACGGAGCGCGTCTAATATTAAGACACCCTTGTCAATTGTTGGCGCGCAGAACACGCGCCCGCGTGACGTGCCAGCTTCTCTAGGGTCTATAATTATTAAAGCTGCCGGGTGCATGGGCATCTTTTTAAGACCTAATGACTTAGCGTAGGTATCGGCCACCTTATACCCTGACACCCGGACAAGTTGAGCGGCGGTGCCGTCTGGCGTTATCATGCCCTCATCGCCGCCGATGTGCTTATGACCTGCAATAAGAAGATGGTCACGGAATCCGGCAATAGCCTCACGCTTTGGACCGTGCATGGAGTTCCAGATCGAGTGGCCTGGAAAGTCATGGCGTGCATGAACGCGCGTTTCTGAGCCGTCTGGATGCTGTAGCGCCAGCCTTACGCCATGCTCTTCATACATGGACCCTGCTTGCTTCGCGAACCACGAAACAGGATCTCCTGACCCCGTCCATAGGTCATGATTTCCGGCCAGAATAAATAGCCATTGGACCGACTTGACCATCCATTCAACGAGCGTCCAAGATTCCCTAGCGGTGATGGATTGGTCAGCATACAGCCGAGCGAGGCGCCCGACCCAGTTGTTCGCCAAGTCTCCAATATTACATGGCAGCACAAAAGGGTGACTAGCAGCCAGCTCAAGATGAGACTTAAGTAACGCAAAAGCGCACCCCGGATCGTCAATATGCGGATCACCCATACATAACAGAGCTACGGGTCCGTCGATATTAATTTTTACTTTAATTAGATCTCTTGCTTCATCGGCGTTAATAATCCGTTCGCTTTCCGATAAACGATCACGAATTAATTCATCAATTTGACGCGTGCGATGAGGAAGTTTTGGCTGTTCAAATTTGTTATATTTTAACATTAAATAGCGAAGGCGATGGCGGTCTATGCCTAACTCTTTTGCCGCTTTACTAATATGATACCGCCCAGATGGTTGCTTGTGCTTTTTGAGAACTTGCTCAACATCACGGGCGGTTATCATTTGCGAAGCCAACCACATTTGAGTGCGACCCCGACCGCGTTATGCTCACGTATTTGAGCAATCGTAGGGGCCGTATCATGCCGCGAATAATATATCGCCCTCGCGGCTTGGCAGAATGATACGTGGTCAGTCTCGGATGAAAGGGTCGTTGACTGGCACGCTGTCAGGCTTAGAGGCAACATCAGCGCGAACAGCTTCGCGGGCAGCGATAGCAAGTTGAGCTTCATTGGCTTGCGCCTTCATGCTTTCTAATTGAGCCTGTGCAATACCTGACTGCACAAGTTGTTGTTCATGCAGCCAGTTAAAAAAGTTAACAATCGCAGACATAAGCCCGCCAAGCAGACTAATGATTGCAGTGGTCATGCTGTAGGACGGATGATCTTAATAATACCCATAATCAAAACGCCAACCGTTGGGACAAGCGCACCAATCTCAGAAGCGTGCGGCAAGAAGCCAATGCTGGCGATGACAGTAGCAAGACCTGAATAGGTTGATTGCTCAGAAATGCGAGCCATGATCCAAGATGTAATGTTATTCATACTTAACTCCTATTAGTTGACGCGCGCTGCTTGGAAGTGCATCCCATCTTTACTTCTGCCCGACCAAGAACCACCCCAAGTCCAACCTTCGTCCTCGAAGGCTTTTAGGACTTGAGGCACTTTTGCAAAGTGCGGATCTTGGTCGTGAAACCAATTCCGGGGGGCGTCAAGGTCAATAGCACACCCATATGCGTGCATTGACAATACGTTACCGCCGCGCATTACACGATAGTTATATGACCCTGAAAAGACAGAGACGCCCCAATCGTC